ATCTCCACTTTTGCTTCAACCATATTGCTCCTTTTTTTTAAGTTAGTGTGGCCTGAATGTCTTCTTCCTTCATCATCAGATATTGCTCACCGTTAAGCTTGATCGGTGCGCCTACATAATTGCCAAAAAACACACGATCCCCAACTTCGACCCCTTCAACCTGACTCGACTTGCTCACCACTTCACCCGTTCCACTGTGGCTATAAATCTGTCTGTCATCCTCAGAAACGTCATTCTGCTTTGGCAGAAAAATACCGCCATCCGATTTCTCTGGAGCTTCATCTGCTTTAACCAAAACTCTTTTTCTAACCATTCCCATTTTGTCCATAATTCTCCCTCACCAAAACATTATCAAATCCTTACCGTCCCTGACGATATGGCCCTGCATAGTAATCCTGCAATCACCCTCAACATATTGCCGATAAGATGCAATCCTGTGAGGAACCATCCCGCTATGAATAAACATTTCTCCCACGTTGTACTCAACATATTGATCTTCATCCCCACCGAACCTAAAATCCATTCCCCCACCACCCGTAGGCATCTCCACCGCAATAGTAAAGGCATGAGCATCCTTGTCACCAAGGCCAAGCGTTTCATGCGGAGAATCCAAGTGCCAGTTCCCAGATACCGATAAGAGTTTTGGGTCAGCAGGAAATATATGAAATCCCGGTAATGCGAGTTTAGGATTGAACACCACCCATTCACCAAGGTGGTCTGACAACTTACCCGCCACCTCTTTGTATAGATCACGGAAAAGCTGGAACATGATTAAGTTCATAGACTCTGCCCCCTGATAGTAGGTTTCAGAGTTTCCGTCCAGATAAGCAGACTTGCCCAAAGTGAAAAAAGGAAATTCGTTGCTTCTGCTTTCCCACTTGCCAATGCGCCCCAAGTCTTTGACGTTATCGGCTACCTGTTTGCAGTCAAAATCCAGTGCCACTCGTTTCATGTTCCCCTCGCTTAATAAGTGTTTTTCTCTTTCGCACAACCCTCTGCGATTGAAATGTAATTTCTAGCATCACAATAGTTATCCTCAATGTCGGGATTCCATGTTGAACGCAACACCTTCATAAGCACAAACCTCAAGGCTTCCAAGTGACCAGCGTTAATTGTCTCCTGATTGCTATCTTCAGCGTACTGGGTGAGCAATCGACACATCTCGCCATAAGTCTCAAAAAACTTCGTGGGTGGCCCATATTTTCCCTGCCTATCAAATAAGATTTCTTCGTCTGTCATCTTTTGACCCATACATCTTTTCCTTGTTTAAGGGCAGGGAGCGAGAGGCCCAAGATTTCCTCATCACCCCCATCAGCAATCCAGTGCGCTGTAGCGCAACCAGACCACCCGCCCAATTTAATCCCCGGCTGGCCTACCCACAAGGGCAGACCACCACCCATTACTGGCAATTAGGCTCTTATTGAAATACGCCTTGTGGCTACCGGGAAAAAAAGCTATGCTTGGCCTAAGCTTGGCCTTTTTTATTTATTCAATTTTAAGGGTTTTTAAAACAAAGGGTTACAGGGGGCATCTTGCTCATAAAGCAAGGTGCAGACCTTGGCTTCCCTTTTTAAATCAAATGCTTAGTTCTCCTTTACGGCATAAAAAGCTTGGCCTAAGCTCGGCCTAAATTATTCCCCGCTTGCCTTGGCAATTCTGTCTGCCATTCTGTTCACCAAAACCATTAAATCGGCATTTCTTGGGCGGGTATAAAATCCCGTTTGATTAGAGTTTGCACTGTGAGCCAGAGCCTCTTGAGCCGACTTATTTGCCTCGACCATATATTGTGAATTGATTTCCTCGCCCATGTATCTGCGTAAACTTTTAGCCCCATATCCGTTCAGCCCTGCTTTTGTGAAAATTTCCCTAATAGCCTTTGAGCATCTTGCGTGTTTGTACTCATTACCGATTTTGAAATAACATTGATGCTTGCTTGCGGGTGTTGGTATCTTTTCAAAAACTTTTTTCAAGGCATCACAGATTGGCATCTTGATAGTTGTCTTTTTCTTTTTATATTTATTTTTGTGCCTAACTTTTGTTATGACCCCATCCTTTATATGCTCTGGCTTGAGATCAAAAACATCCCTGCCTTCCATCCCTGTGTAAAGCATGATTAAAAATATATCTCCCCAGTAGCCTTTTGCCTGAAGCGTTGCCTGATACAATTGCTCTGGCGTTAGTGGAGCCAGTTGCTCTTTATAGATTTTATTATAGTTAATTTTGTCGAGAAGTTTTTTGCTTACACTGAAATGAGGTTCAACCGACCTGACAACTTGTTGAAGTGCGACCATTTCTTTCTGGAAAGTGTTTTGCATTACCTGAAGCTCATCATCTTCATTAAGCTTGTAACGGTTTTCCATGTACTCTTCAACAACTTGCTGAGTTAATTCACCAACTCTGTACTCACCTAAAAATACTTTCAGGTGATCTCGCCAAAGTTGATAATAACCATAAGAAGTAAAAAAAGATTTTTCGTCTGAAATTAGAAACTTAAATTTTTTATTAACCCCACCAACGATAATGCCATTGTCTAGCTTTTCAATTAATCGCCCTAGATTCACTTGAGCCTTTTTTGTTTCAGGCTCGTAAGCATCAAGGCTATTACCAATTGGTTGTTTTTTGTGTGAGAAATGTGCGTACCATTTTCTTCTGACAAATTTTGGATTTCCATGCTTGTCCAAATCTGGCAGTCGATTACCGTCAGCATCGTACTTAATTGCGGGTTTTAACCTCATCCTATCAATCATCTGCTCATCTCCCATGAACATTGTGAGAGGATAGGTTAGCACACTATTTTTTGTCGCCACTTTTCAAACCTTTAGCTTTATATTTTGCGTTTTAATCGTCATGTTTCTCATTGCACTTCAATCCCAAGAAAGTCAATAATCGCAGTTTGAGCCTCAAGGAAGCCATAACAAACCTCTACCGCATAGCCCTCTGTTCTCAAACTGTGAATCCACCACAACTGATTTTTTGATGGCTTATTTTTTCCAACCTTTAGCTCTATGAACAAACCATGCTTCCCCTTTCTAGGGACACCTAGAAAAATGTCAGGGACTCCTTTTTTCAAACCTTCGTTAACCATTCTTAAACCCCTAATTACAGCACTCTTCCCTTTCCCGCCTTGATTGGGAATTGCAAACATCAGCCCTAGTTGAAGATGCCTCGACTCATTTGCTTTAGCCCATTCAAAAAGAGCGACCTGTTCTGAATGTTCCGTTTTCTTAATTGCCCTCATAGTGATTTTTCCCTAAGTCGCAATATCTTCTGATTTTTTTTTGTAAACCGACATGGATCGTTACAGAAAATTCTTTTTCTTTTCGCTCCAACTATAATTTTCCCGCACAACTTGCACTCTTGATTCTTATAACGTTCTAAAGTTTGTTGTTTAGTCGTTTCCATTAAAAACAATGCATATGAACAAGGATCGCCGCAATAAACAAAAGCATTTTGCTTCTTAGTGCTAAAATCCTTCCCGCACCATTTACACTTGTAAACTTTTTTCCGATTCACATTTCTTCGCACCATTCCTGAGTTGCAGGGCTTGTTACAAAGAGTGTGACGATCTCTAACGGGTTGAAACTCCTTTTGGCATAAAGCACAATTCGACAAAGGCAACAACGCTTTCTGGACTAACCTTTTCCTAGCCTCTTCTTTCGACCTGCACTGATCCTTCAACAGCACATTTTCTTTAACGCAATATTTCATTCTCTGATGTGACGCTTTGAAATCTTTTTTACAGTGAGCGCATTTTTTCGTTACAAAGTTTCTAGTTTTCGTAAAACCCCCGTTAGTGAAATCAGAGCCTTCGTGTAATTTAACTAGAAGATTTTCAACCGACACAATCTTGTGCGGTCTTCCCCCACGCTTCTTGCTAACTCGCACCTCAAACAAATATGCCAACGCCAACTCCTGATTTTATTTTTAAAAAATAACTACTAACTCAATGAATCAATCCACTCTTCTTTAAACCCCTGTACCTTAATCGGCTTCGTAACAAAAAAATCATCACGCTCTGGATGGTCACGGATAAATAGTCTTGCGTAAAACGGAGTCATGTTATTGCTAATCTTAAAATCTTCCTCTGGTTGCATCGTCACGCCCTCCTTCCACACAGAAAACCTAACAATATGCATCACCCCATACGCTGAGTATTGTTTGTGACCTCGACCAATAAGAGCCTTTGCAATTCTGCAAAACTCTTCGTAAATCTCAGGCTTATTTTTGTGTAGCTCTTTAAACTTTTCCCAGTCAGTAAATTTTTCAACAAACGCAACCATGTCTTTTATCTGGTTGTCTCGTCCCGACTGAAACAATGGCAAGTCGTTTTGCTGATACCCGTCAATATGTTTTTCAATAGCCA